TGATAATCTGGATCTACAGATTGAGGTTGAGCATATCGAGGCTGTGCCATTTGATTTAGCATACCACCAATAATCATACCACCTATCAAGCCACCTACAATAGCTCCACCATTACCACCTCCACCACCTTGATATCCGTGATGTTGATAACCACCACCCCATCCTCCATGACGTTGCCAACCATCAGCATGAGCAGCAGTAGAAATAGTAGCAATAGCTGCTACGGCTAAAATCAATTTACGCATGAACTTTCTCCAACTTTTTGCGGTTATAGGAACCGCGACCCTTTTTAGACAAAACGATCCGCTGGTGATATTTACGATCAGCCAGTGCTTTTGCGGATGCAGATTTGTGAACAATTTTCATCATATTAATATAATACGATTATTTAATTAAAAAGTCAACCAAAATACACCCTTGTTTTCTAAGAGAATTTTGTCATTTTTCCTTCAGAATCCACGTGATAGGCATGGAATCTGGTATTTGGATACTCGTTTCTAAGTCCCAAAAAGGCACGAAGATTTTCGTGGCTATCATCATACATTCTTACGTGGGAGTAAGGATGTTTGGCTAAATGTTGTCTAATAAACACCAATTTCTTATTTGCAGGCTTTTCTTTACCAGGAATGTTACCTGCTCGGTGGACATGAATCTTTTCTATATTCTTAATACCGTGGTGTGAAAGAGTGTTCAAGAATTTATCTTTATTATCAAAATCAGCACGAGCAGTGTTAATAACAACTTTGTTGTTTGGATTCTTACTTGTTGTTCCTTGAGTAGCATTGATAGTACGAATCATTTTTTTGATAGGTCTAGAATGTCTAAAAACATCTGCACTTTTAAATTCACTATAGTCATAATGATGACCATCAGAAAGTTTGTGGTTGTTGTATTCTGATGTGGTAAGTTTCTTTACAGTCTTACCATTACCATCTTTGACATGAACTTTGGCATTAGAATGTACTAATGTATCATCGACATCAAACACATGAAGTGTAGATGTTTCTGAAAGATATTGGCTAAACGGAATCATTAGAACTTAGTACCTATTGTATATTTTGTAACCAAATTCCACTTATCTTTTTCTTTAAATGGTATGATTTTTATTTGACTAAGTGGAGCTACTGGCTCTTCAATCATCTTATAATCTTGAACCCTTACTAATTCCCATTCATCTAACAGCAAAATTATTCTATTTCTACGAGCAACATCAGTTTCTGAGAGAGATGATTCTTTGCCGTCTAAAAGAAACAATTCCTTAAAATGGACAATATAATACTTACCCTGTTTGTGGAGAATGTGACATGATTGGTATAACGTATTATCTTTCTTAGAAGCTAACCCAATACGAGATAATGTTTCTCTAACTTTTAGAAAATCTTCAGCATTGTTTAACTTCACTTCCACCAGCTGGTTGAGATTGAACATGATTACCACCTTTTATTATTCTTATTTTTATAAGGTCGAGCTGTTGTTTAGTCAACACCTTGCTGATTTCCAAAGCTCTATTATAGTTTACTTTATAATATTCTTGTATACTTTCTATGTCAGCATTCTTAATAGGCTTAGCCCACTTAGAGAATCTCTTAGCAGATCGTATACTATTTAGGTAATAATCATTTTGTAGCTTCAAATCCACGTGGTTTTCGCGGTTCATTTCGTTAGAATACATAATAGTATCTACGAAATACGATAATGACCTGTTAACCATAAAAGGGACATACTGCTTCTCCGTAAGATCTGGAGATTCAGAGTCCCTAATAAGGTCTTTCTTAGATATGTTGATTGCGTTTACAAAATCAAACGGGTTCATTGAAATTCCAGATTAATCATGCAGTCGGTAAGGAACGCAACAATGTTAATCTCTTTATCTGCAACAAACGCATCTTGATACTGATATTTTGCAATTGTAAGAACCAACTCTGGGATCGATGATGGCTTTATGTATTGGTAAGCCTGATCATAGAACTTACGGAAAATTCCTGTTGAGTCAGAATCTGCATTCTCACCAACCCATTTCCTCATTTCGCCAAAGTTTTTTGCCTTGATAAGTCCAACAAGAGATTTAAAATTGTCATCAGATAGATTAACGAAAATACCTGAATCAATTGTTCCATTTACTGAGTATCTCTGTAGTTCATTAAGAACCCTACGCCAGTCAGGCATATGCTTAGAAACAAGATCAGCAACAACGGCTTTATCATATGTAACATTCTCGCTCTCCAGGATCTTGCAAGTTCTCTTAAAAAACTGTGCAGCCAGCTTTGGATATTCACTCTTATTTATTTTAAACTCTACGACAGAGCACCGAGAATGTAACGGTTCAATGATTCTGTTCTTAAAGTTGCAGGTAAGGATGAACCCACAGTTCCTTGAAAATTCTTCCATGAAATTTCTAAGAGCTGGCTGGGTTGAATTTGCATTGAGATAATCTGCTTCATCAAGGATGACGTACTTTCGTCCACCAGTGAAAGATACACTTGAGGCAAATTGCTGGATGTCGTTACGAAGCGTGTCGATGTTTCCATTCATACTCCCGTTAATTACAATATAGTCTGCACCAATTTGTTCTAACATAGCTTTAGCTACTGTTGTCTTACCAACACCTGCTGTACCTGTAAGAAGAAGATTAGGTATTTCACCATTAACAACAAATTGCCGAAAGGTCTGTTTAAGACCCTCCGGCAGAATGCAATCGTCAATGGTCTTAGGGCGATACTTCTCTACATAGAGAAACTCTTCCATTTGTCACCTCAGTTTGTAAATGAGCTATTAGCTTTCATAGCCACATAATAAAGAACATTAGCTGACTTCCATTGTGAAAGTCCTTTAGATGATATCTTAACATTATAATCTGAAGAAATCAACTTAATAACGTCCGAGACTTCAAAATACATAGAGAAGGATTTATTAGTCTCACCTACTTCAATGCCAAACACATCGGTAGTAGGATTTCTAGAATCGGTGGCAGTGATGGTGATTTTTTGACTATCACCAATCACTGCAATATCCGGAAGCTGAAGAACTGCCGTAGCTCTCACTACACGTTGCAATTCCTCTTGAGAAATGGAGAACTCAACATCAGCTTCCGGAAAAACAATATTCTTGTTAGGATCTGGAGCAACGATCATAGAAGGATCAGCATACGTGTAGTTTACTGTTTGCCTTCCAGACACAATCTTAACTTGTTTCTCCCCAAAATTTAATTCTGGTTCTTTAAACAAAGATGTGACACCTAGAAACTTAGACATCTCATAAATGGCAAATTGATTTGTAAATGTCTCTTCAACATTAGCCATAGCATAAATGCTCTTTGCTGGAGACATAGTAGTCAATACGTTGCCTGGATGAACTAACAATGAAGGATTAATCGTTGCAAAGTTCTTCAAGATATTGATAGTATTTTCACTTAATTTCATAATATATAACCTCTAACCTCTATCAGGAGACTTTCTTCTTAAACTTACTAAGAAGATTTGGATCATTCATTACAACAGGTTGGACCTGTTGAACACGCTGTGGAGGTGGTAACGTTGCACCACCAGTTGGTGACTTTGATGCCTTTGAAAGCATGGAAGGCATAGCTGCACGTTGTTGTGCAATCTGTGGTTGCTGTCCACCTGACTTAATTCTCTTTAACAATTCAGCGTCTGCAGTTGCAGAAGCACCAATAGATGCAAGAGCTGGAAGCTTACCACCAAACACATATGTACCTGTATGTTGTAGGTGCATCCATGGGCACAACCATACCTTCATACCAGCCTTACGAACATTCTGACAGAACAAATAATCTTCTGAAAGATAGCGTTGTGAAGAATCATCCATCTTCTTCTTAGAAGAGGCAAGTGTGTTGCTAATTTCTTCTGGAGATACTTGTTCACCATTGGCAATACGCTCAAGCATTGCTTGGTAGTCCTTTACAGGATTATGGCGATCCACTTCTGCCTGGAAATATTGACCAATGAAACGTGAACCATCGAACGCATCTGTACGAACGTGATCTGGCTTATACATAATTTCAGGATATGCCTCAACATACTTCTTAAATGTATTCTTACGGATCATCATAAATCCTGTACCAGTTTCAAGAACCTGAGCTGGTTCATCTAAACGGATAGTACGTGATTCTACTGTATCATCTACGGCTGGGTTGAATACAAAGTCACCAACGAAGTCTTCGAGATTGTTTGGATTGCTATCTGCAACACCTGCATTAACAGCTGCTAGAATCTTTTCCCACGTAATACACTTCTTAGGATAAGGAGCTGCAATCACGTCGTATTCTGATTCAGGAGTTTGTAATGCCATCATAGCAATAACATCCTGTGGATTAAATCCAATATCAGAGTCAATGAACAAAAGATGTTCAGCATCAGAACGTAGGAACTCATCAGCACAATAGTTTCGAGCACGAGTAATCAACGATTCGTTGAACAAGAAGTATGAACGAACTTCAATACCATAACGAACACATAGAGCAGTCAGATCGCAGATAGAACGTGTGAACATACCACCTGCAACACCACCGTACATAGGAGTTGCAACAAACAATTTACGATTGCGCAACGCATCAATATCAATTTTAATTTCCATTTTTATTTTTCCTTATTATTACCAACGACCATTATCAATATACAAAGTAATTTCTAATGGACCAACTTCCAAATACGTACTAACTATTAAACTTGGATGCATATCATCAGAAGTACTCCAACCATACGATATTTTCCAGTGTAAGGGATTTAATCTAAATTTTATTAATAAATTAGACCATCTAATATATTCAAGAATATTTTTTATCATGTTCTTTACCAAGACCATAATCACCATCATACTTCTTCAACGTCTCTGATTTAAACAAAAGGAACTGACCAACTCTTGTTCCCTTTTTAATTTTAGCAGGGGCACCCATTACGTGGATTGCACCAGCCATAACACCATTATAGCCAGAATCATATAGACCGCTAGTAATAAAAATACCGTTCCTGTTGAGAGTCGATCTAGTGATGACCCACCCTGCTTCTCCTTCTCCAACATCGATAATGTTCTCCATAATTACTTCATAAGAACCAGCAGCCAAATAAAAATAACCATTAGCATCCGGATACATTTCTTGTGAACCACGATGATTCTTTAATTCTTTACCATTCTCTTCGCCAATAGTAAACAATACTGGCCTAACAGCAAATACTTTATCTAAACGAAGATCGACGGCATTGGGTTGAATGTCGTCTGGTTGTACTTCAGTCAGAGATGACTTTGCTTTCTTCGAAGCTATGTGTAGCATCATAGACGTTTCTCCTTATCGTCTGATTGAGTATAATGCCACCACAAAATAGTGTAGTGAAGTATCTTAAGAAGATCGGCCTTGTTGTGACCACCCTTCTTACCATACCTCATGGCATACTTAATTACGTTTGATTGGCATGATTGTTCTTCAATGCCAAGTGCTTCCCACACGTCAATAGTTTGAAGCTTTCCTGTCGAATAATGTTGACTGTAGGTTGAATCAACATATTTCTTTAACTGTTCGAGGATCTCGTCCTCACGATACTTGTAATCGATGATTGGATTTTTAACTGTAACCATTAGAACGTATTCCCATAGATGTATGCATAACAAAGTTTGTCAATATATTCCATATTCTCTTTTGCGAGACTAATCAGATTAGTGTCGTCTGTTTTAAAGTCAAAGTCAACTTCTTTTTCAAACTTTCCACTCAATAATCCTGTTGGTGTATTGTCAAACTTGATACCATTGAGACCAGACCAGATTGCTGCAGAGCTATCCCATGTATCAATATACTTGGCAAATGGTGATGCATACATAATCTCATTAGGTCCATCCATCATTCCAAGGAAGTGAACCTTTTGTCCGTGAGATTTCATTGAAGGAAAGATCAAGCTTTCTTTCATATCATACATCAGCTTTATACGAGACATAAAACGTTGCAGTTTGTTACCCTTCTCTACTCCATATGCATTAGGAGCAGTAAGGATAGATACACCAACATAGTCTACAAGTTCAGGCTGTAGACTTGCCCAACGAAATGTCTTGATTGCATCTGCAGAGTCACCAATCTGTGACTGTGGAACAAAGAACGTCTTAAAACCTTCTTCGTGTAATTTTGGTGCTAGCTTCTTTGCTGCTTCAATAGTTTTTTCACCAGGCTCTGCAGGATAGTCAGTCATAACGACATAATCAGCATTAACACGCTGTGCCATAGTAATTAACTTATCAGAAGGATACATCTC